GTGTTAGATATAGTTGCCTCCATCGAGGCTGACAAGGAATCGAGAGGTATATTTCCGACTCATGCATTGCTCCCTGAGATAATGGCAAAGGTGGACGAAGCGGTCAGGCAGGAGTTGAACAGGCTGGTGTCGGAGGGTAGGCTTAATTGGTGTGAGACTTTGAATTCATACGGTTTTTCAACTATAAAAAATAAGTGATATGGCAAAGAAAGAAGAAGTATGGTTGCCAGTTGTTGGGTATGAAGGGTTATATGAAGTATCTAATATCGGTAATGTAAGGTCTTGGTATCGCATACTTAGAAACGGAATATTAACAAAACGAGCAACACCATATTATCCTCGTAAGTATAAAAGACGCTCTGGACATCTGTCTGTGTGGTTGTATAAAAATGGTAGAGGCAAGAGTTGGATGGTTCATAGACTTGTCGCAATTGCTTTTATTCCCAATCCTGACAATTTGCCGTTTATCAACCACAAAGATGAAATACCTTATCATAACAACGTGGAAAATATAGAATGGTGTACACCTGCTTATAACAATAGTTATGGCACTATAAAAGAGAGGATGAGTAAGGCTCTTTTAAATAGAAAAGATTTATCATTTCCTGTAGTGAGGATTTCTTCAAACGGCAAAAAGAAAACATATCCTTCAATGCAAGAAGCTGCACGAGACAACAATGTTTTTCAATCAAATATTTGGAAATGTTGTAACGGAGAGAGACATACTTGTGGAGGTTATTTTTGGACTTATAAATAATTAATTATGGCAGAAAAAAAGGAAACAAAGAAGCTGGAACTTAACGAATTGGTGTATATCCAATCCACGTTGAAGGCTCCTAAGAACCAGCGCAACACTTTTGGCGGTTACAACTACCGCAGTTGCGAAGACATCATGGAGGCGGTCAAGCCTCTGCTGAAGGAAACGAACTGTACTCTGGTCATCAGTGATGACATCGTTCAAGTTGCAGACCGAATTTACGTGAAGTCTACGGCTACCTTGAAGACGCCTTCTGGAGAGGAGTTCAAGAATACAGCCTACGCTCGTGAAACCCTTTCAAAGAAGGGTATGGACGAGTCGCAAGTGACTGGTGCTGCATCCTCTTACGCAAGGAAGTATGCGCTGAATGGTCTGTTCTGTATTGACGACACCAAGGATGCCGATGCTCTGAACGTTAATAAGGAATACACGCAGCAGCCTGCACCTCAGCCACAAGTCACGGCAGACCAGGTGATGGCAGAGATAGCGGCGGCGAAGACGGAGCAGGAACTTGGCTCTATCTACTACAAGTATCCTCAGTGGCAGAGGGACGCCAACTTCACGGGTGCGCTGACAGCAAGGAAGGATCAGTTGAAGAAGAACGGAAAATCTTGATGACATGGAAATACCAGTATTGAATCAGTCGCCTGTGACTTTCAGGAGCGAAGACCATACCTATTGGTTATGGGAGAAGGAACTCCAGGGCGTTACATCGACATTGATTAGGCGGGCATTCCCGAATACCTATGCCAAACCTGATAGATATACGGAAGAGGAATGGCAGGAGGTTCTTGCAAACGCTGCAGCGAAGGGAAGCAACGTCCATGAGACGATAGAGTTGCATGACGAACTTGGTATTGTCAGCGATCTCCCTGAGTTGCAGAGTTATATCCGCATCAAGGAAGAGTACAACCTAAGCGTGGTCGCTACGGAGTATGTTGTTTCTGACGAGAAGCATTACGCTACTGCGGTTGACAAGGTGATGATGCGACCTGACGGCGGTATCATCCTCGTTGATTTTAAAAGGACCAGCGAACTTCACATAGACAATGTAACTCTCCAGCAGAGTATCTGCAAGAGGTGGTTCGAAAAACTGAATCCCGACTTGAAGGTAGCCGCTATCTATGTGATGTGGCTGCGTGACGATAAGTCCAAGTTCGTTGAACTGACGCCGTGGGCAGACGAGGCGATAGATCTGCTGATAGACGCAGACCAGAAGGATGAGACTTTCGACATCGCAAAGGCTTACGGCAACCTTCCTATGCAGTTCGCCTCAGTCGAGAATGAGGTGGCAAGGCTTGAGAAGCAGGTAAAGGAACTTCAGGACAGGCAGAAGACGTTGAAGGAAGGTCTCTATTCTCTTATGGAGGAGGCCGGAGTCAAGTCGTGGACAGGAAGTAAGGTGAAGCTGACAAGAGTACTTCCCACCACCAAGACATCGTTTGACTCAAAGGCATTCAAGGAGGCTCATCCAGACCTGTTCAAGGAGTTCTCCAAGGAGAGCACTTCGGCAGGGAGTCTGAGAATAACCGTTATAGACTGAGACATTAGGCAAGTAAAGTAACATGAAACTGAAACTGATGTGTACCCCGACTGGTCTGAAGCCTATGTACGACGAGGACTACGACAGCAAGAAGATGCTGAAGGTCGGAACCGTCTATGAGGCGACCATCAAGGAGATGAGGAACGTGGCCTTCCACCGTAAGTATTTCAGCCTGATAAACCTTGCATGGGAATACCTTACAGAGGAACAGCGTGCTTTCTTCAAGGAGAATGTCGAAATGTTCCGAAAAACCGTCGAAATCTCCGCAGGTCATTGTGATATGGTTTATTCAGTCGCCCGACAGTCTTGGCTCGAAATCCCGAAGAGTATCGCATTTGACAAACTTTCAGAATCGGATTTTGAGAATTTATACAATAGGGTAAAGGACGTTATCTTCCTTACCTTCATACCAACGATAAATAAAGATCAATTTGAATACATTTTAAAAGATTTCTAAATTATGGACATTTTAATCAGTGGCACAATTGTGTTAGCACTCCCAATTCAGCAGGGAGTAAGTCAGAGAACAGGAAATGCATGGCAGCGTGCTCAGTATATCATCGAGCATGAGAGTGGCCAGTATCCGAAGCGTATGGTCTTCGATGTGAGCGGTAACAAGATTCAAGAGCTTAACCTGCAGGTAGGTGAGCAAGTGACTCTTCATCTGAACATCTCATGTCGTGAGTATCCTGAGGGTTCTGGTAAGTGGTTTAACAGTATTGAGGCATGGAAGGCAGAAAGATCTGTTCAGCAGCAGGCCATGCCTCAGGGACAGATGCAGCAGCCTGTGCAGCAGATGCCACCACAGCAGATGCCTCCGCAGCAGATGGCGCAGCCTCAGTATCAGCAGGCTCCTGCCCAGTCTCCTTTCCCTCAGCAGCAGATGCCTCCTCAGCAGCCCGCTCCTGGTGCTGCACCGTTCCCACCGCAGCAGCCTCAGGCTCCACAGAGCCAACCTCAGGGACTTCCGTTCTGAGAAGCGGTAGAGCTGATGAAGGATCTTTTCTGGTGTGAGGTTCTTGGTTGAGCCTCACATCACAAAACGTCGGGAGACGTGTCGTTCATATAAAGGATTTTTAGTTTGTGCATAAGCGCAGTGATTGCGCGATGTGGTATATTTTTCATTTAGGTAAATGTTTAGTAAGATTTTGTTTTCATCGCCCTGCAGCGGCGGGGCATTTTTTAAAAGCTTATGGTGTATTATTGTTTAGGTGTTGTCCTTGACGCTAATCATTGCGAGAGAACGTGCAAGAAAAGAGAGAACTGCAAATACTACGACGTTGACATTTACGCTCACTACAAGCACATGTGGGACGATATGGATTTTCTCGTCTGCTTCGAGCCGTGCCAGTATTATTTGCCGAAGCATGAGGAGGTGAAGGTGGAACTTTCAGAGGAGGAAGACATCTTTGCAATATGATTGAAAATAATTCCTCAGATATTTCTGGGTTCGAGATAAAGACAAATATATAAGGAGTAATTTTGTACACGGGGATAGGGGAAATTAGTACTCTCCCTGACAAGAGTGAGCAGAAGGCTCTTCCCCGTTTACAATCTTCTGCAAAATTTAACTTCTGCAAATATGAATAATGGGTTTATGTTTTTGCATCGGCAATTATTGGGTTGGGAATGGTTTGATAATTCTCAAATGGTTCACATCTGGATTTACTTTCTCCTGAAAGCAAATTATCAGGACGAAAATTGGCACGGGGTGCTTATTCCGAGGGGTTCTTTTGTCACCAGTATAGGTGGTATAAGTAAAGACACCAGTTTATCAACAAGAACAATCAGAACATGTCTTGAAAAGCTAAAATCGACAGGCGAGGTGACAATCAAAACGACAAACAAATATAGTATTGTAACTATTTGTAAATATGATAGTTATAACGTCACGCCAAGCGAAATATACAAACAATCGACAAGCAAATCGACAGACAAAACGACAAACAACCGACAAACAACCGACAAACAACTGACAACAAGTAATAATAATAATAAAGATAATAAAGAAATAAAAGAAGAAGTAGAAGCTAACGCTTCTTCGTCATCTGACAATGACGTTGCAAAGAAGGAAGAGTTCGATTATGATTCCTTCTGTTCCTTCTTCAATAAAACCTTAACGGAACATGATTCAATGATTCCGAAGGTTAGGAAGATTGATGGTCGGAGAAAGAACATGATACATGCTCGTATCAAGGATTATGGAGTCGATGCTGTATATGAAGTTACAGAGAAAGCCGCATCTAATAGATTCCTTAACGGTGGGGGCAGCAAAGGTTGGACTGCAAACTTCGACTGGATATTCGGCCCGGATAATTTCCGCAAGGTTATTGAAGGTAATTATGATGATGAACCACGACAGCAACAGACACCGAAAGTTGAACAATCAAAAATCGAGTGGGAATAAATGATTAACCAGCAAGAGATATACAAGTGGTGGGACATTTTCAAGAACGGATGTGATTTGACGGAGATTCGGATTCTTGATGGGCAAAGGACATATAGCGGATACTTCAAAGACATCCGCACCCTGATTACAGCCATTCAGCCTTTTGCTGACATGCCTCATGCCCAGATATATTTCACCCTGAACCATATCAACGAGGCTTGCTATAGCCGTTCGCAGCGTGACAAGATTATACTTGTGAAGCGCGAGCCTACGACTGGTGACTTGGATATCGACGGCAGGACACACGTCTTGATAGACTTGGATCCGAAGCGTCCGGCTGGTGTCAGTTCGAGCGATGAGGAGTTGAACTACTCCTATCAGAAGGCCGTTGACCTCTACAACTATCTGATGTCGCAGGGATTCAACGAGCCGATTGTCGGGCGCAGCGGAAACGGTTATCATGTAACCTTGACTTGTAAGATAGGTGCCGAAGCTGAGAAGACGGAAATCATCAAGAAGTTTATAAAGGTCTTGTCGTTAATGTTCTCTGACGAACATGTGGATGTCGACGAGAAGGTTTTCAATCTGAGCCGTATTTGTAAGCTTCCTGGTACGATGGCCATGAAGGGCGAGAACTCTGTTGACCGTCCATGGAGAATGTCCCAGATAGTGCATATCCCACAGAACATACAGCCGACAGAGCTGGCCTATTTCAAGAAGATAGCAGACCTTTATCCAAGTGAGGAAGTCACGCCGAATAGGTACAATAACTATTCTACTGAACGCTTTGACCTCGTTTCGTTCCTGAATAAGCATTGTATCGGATATAAGGAAGAGCGCGTTGCAGGAGGAACGAAATACGTGTTAGATCATTGTCCGTTCAATGATCAGCACAAACATAAGGATGCGGTTATCTTTCAGCGTGACAACGGAGCAATCGGTTTCTTGTGCTTTCACAACAGTTGTTCTGGTAAGACTTGGAAGGACGTAAGGCTTTTTTATGAACCAGACGCATACAGTCATGTTGAGCAGCTTGTACCGCAGATGTACAAGCAGCCAAGGCAACCGATTGTGACTCCTTCTCGGCCATTGGTTCAACAGGATGAAAAAGGCCATATATGGCTAAAGATGTCTGACATCAAGAAGCCTAAGATAGATTTGGCAGACTTTATTCCTTCTGGTATTCCAGTTATAGACAACCGAGGGATAGGATTCAGGAGGGGTGATGTGACTATATGGAGTGGTTTTCGCGGATGCGGTAAGTCTTCTCTGTTAAGTAACCTTATTCTGAATGCATCAGAAAAAAAATACAAGAATGCAATCTATACGGGAGAGTTGCTTGATGTGCAGTTTAAGCAATGGCTGTATTTGCAGGCTGCAGGGAAGCAATATAACAGGAAATACGGGCAGACAGATTACTATTACACCCCTGACTATATAGCAGAAAGGATTGACAAGTGGATAGACAAGTATGTTTGGCTATTCAACAACAAGTATGGAGATAACTTTATGCAGATTAGTGAGCAATTGAGGCGTTTGAAGGAGACTGATGATTTGGATGTTGCATATTTCGACAATCTGATGGTGCTTAATTACAGGGAGCTAGACCATGACAAGTACGAACGTCAGGGAATACTTCTACAGAAACTTGAAGATCTTGCTAAGGAATTGAATATCCACGTTCACATCGTTGCTCACCCAAACAAGTCATCAGGTTTTATTCGTGTAGATAATATCAGCGGCAGTGGCGACATTAGCAACAAGGCTGATAACGTGATGCTCATGCATCGTATTAATCAGGATTTTAGGAATAATGCAAAGGGAGTTCTTAGTCCTTTAACTTATAACGACATATTATCAAGCGGGTGTACAAATGCTGTCGAGATTGGTAAGTTCAGGACGAAGGGAAGTCTTGTTGGAGAGTTTGCGAAGTTGTATTTTGAAATGGAGAGTAACAGATTAAAGAACAGTCTGACGGAAAGCATTAATTATTCATGGAACGAGGATGCCGTCCAAGCGGAAATGCCATTTGATGCTCCAGATGATTCGGTGGTTCCTTTCTAAAACTTTGTGATTATGGATAGAAGCGAGAAGAGAAACATTCTTTTGGAATATTGTTCGAAAGGACAACATTTTCATTACAATGTAGACAATTTTAATAGGCCAAACGAAAATTATTATCCGTTGGGATGGTGCAGCTTTTCGGAAGCTGATGCTTTTACGAGAATCGTTTATCCATTCATCATCATGGAAAATCGTTTTGATCGTAATGTTCCGAATGAGAAGGTTGTTGAAGCTTGGAACGAATATTGTGAAATGATAGAAAAAAATCAAATAAATATAAATGACCTATGATAACGGAAGCTTATATTAAAGGACGTTTCGACTATGGCGTAGGGAAATGCGCCGTGGTCATTGTTGAGGAGGGTGATATAGTAAACCAGCATTCCTGGGTTGTACCTCCTACATGGGATTACAACGGCGAGGTTGTAGAGGCTGACCAGTTCAACTGCGAGATTCTTGCAGCC